GAATTAGAAGTTAGAGGAAGTAACTTATTTATATTAAAAGCAGGAGATATTATTAGTCTTGATTTTACCAGCCAAAATATACAAAGGGATGATTATTTAATTATAGAGATGGAATACACTTTAGATGGATTTGTTAAACTTAAATTGGGAGAATACTCTAAAGGACTAGAAGATAGATTTAGTGAACTGTTGTTAGAGAATACTAAACTTAAAGGATTAACTAGAACAAAAACATTCAAAGAACCTACTAAATCAAACAATTTCTTTGAAACCTTTAAAGTTAAAGAGATTAGAATTAAAGCCCGTAAAAGAGTTTCAAGTGGAGGATTTACTATTGGTTTTGGAACAACATTAAATATAGGAACTACCTCAATGGGATTCACAGGCGGAAGCACAATAACATATATAGATATATTTGAGGAAGAACTATGATAACAGACGAAGCAAAATCAGTAATAGCCCAATTTCTTGTTGATAACTTTACAAGAGCAAATGTTGGTTCGGGAGGTAACAATACATCACCTTCTCAATCAGACTTAGATGTGCCACTATTAAGTGGTTCGGGTGCTAGTTTAGGTAATAGTGCTAGTGGTGCAAAATCAGATGAAAATGTAATTGATTTTAAAATAGATATATTAGGCTCAAATGCAAGCATAGAAGGAAGAACATTAAGAGAAATAGGTATATTTAGTGGTGCAGCAACAACAACACCAAATGTTTCTGCTAATACTATGTTACTAAGAATCCCTTTTGATGCAATTGGGCCATTTAGTTCAAGTGAAGAGATTGAATTTTTCATAGCGGTGGAGATAGAATGACAAGCACAAGATACGATAATTGCGGGATTTTAACAAAAATGGGTGATGATGCTACACATAACGGGGATTTAATTCCTCCTGTTGATGGGGTGGACTTTCCACATTCAGGTTTATTTAAATTATTTGATTCTGCTAGATATGGTTATGTTATATTAGGTGATAATAAAACCACAGGTTCGACAACTTCAACATCAACTTCTGATTTTAATAAAAACTTTAATATCTCTATGAATGACACCTCCTCTTCTGGAAAAACAACTATTTTTGTTTCTAAAGGTGCAATTATTAGAAATGGACAATTATCTCATATTGTAGGCGGTGGCGGTGCAAGCGCACA